AGATATCCACTTATCCATATATCTTTAACACTCTCCTCATCCGTTTCACCATTTCTACCAGACCCCACGGAAGGATAATCAAAATCTACGATTGTACCAACTTCCATGTCTGTTCTACCAGGAATAGTAATTTTCATTTTCATGGTAGAAATGTCGGAAAATAGACTATTTCGTTGTTGAACATATTTTTCAGGATGAAGATTCATCAATTCCGGGTCTGTGCTATCTAGAACACCAGGATGTATTGACTCAATAAAAACTTTACTGTCGGATGAGCGAATGACTGTAGCCGGAAAAATTGAATTATATTTCTTGCTTTCATCCTGGACAAGACCCGTTTGACCGGGCGCAGATTTATAACTACCTAAATGAGGATATTTCTGAAACTCAAACCCGTGATCGTATGACGTTGCCACATATTCTTTCTTGACTACATCTAATGTGAAAAGAGAGCTTGCGAAATGCCCTAAGTCTTGACCTTTAAGAACATCAACGTTTGATAGAAACTCTAGATTTTCAACGTGAGAATACGCCAAACGAATTGCATTTTCTCCTAGTTGTTCTGCCTCATATTTCTTACGATACTTCAACTTCGACATAATAAAGCCAACGGACATCTGCGATCTAATTAGATCGTTTATAGAACACATGTAAAAACCTTTGGTAGTCTCATAAAATAGAAATGTCGGTGCATCGGTAACATTTGTTCCCAATGCTCGTTTTGATAGATAACCCATTATTTGAAATGGTGTCCACATAGGAGGTAATAATGAAACCTTAGAAGTATGTGGAGTATCGCCGATAGTAAAGTCAGATTTGGGAGCAGTCGCCGCTGTGTTTTTATCGTTCAAGTATCTAGGAATATCCTTGAACGAATCCTCAAAAACTTTTGCTGCTATTTCATCTGTTGTGCCTTCATACTTCTGACACAAATATGAAATATTATCTACCATACCTTCCATCGAAATGAAGTGCAGAGAATACAATTGTTCTTTGTCTTCATTTGACAAAAATCTATTCTTGATAGCATATACAGCAAATGATTTTTGTATTTTATTTGTTGGGTCGTAGGGCGCCTGGGCTAACTGAGGAGTAGAAATATCCAGAGTTAATATTTCGTCTCCTATCAAAGGAACCTTTTCTATCAAGTTTTGTGTGTCACGGATAATCACATTTCCATGTAAACAAGGAGAAAACATATCTTCATAGATATTGATTTCGACCACGAAGTCTCTAATATCAATAATGCCGCCGTTAGTAACTAGCAACACCTCGTTGTAAATAACATCACCCGCTTTTTGCAGAATTGCAGGATTGAGATCAGCAAAAGCCGACTCATCGAAGTCTTCTTCATTTGAAAAGAGATCCCCATCACCTTCATATTCAGGATCTCCCTTGGGCTTAGATGCACCCAATAAACTAAGAAAGTCTACCATTATATTACCTTGAAATCAATGTCTGGAATTTGGTTACGAATGAGTTAAGATACTTAGGTTCTAAAATCTGGACTTCTCTCTTAGCATCATTCAGTATTTCTTCATATTCGATGTTCGTGATTGCAATTTTATTTTCCGCATAGCTAGATTGTACCGTGATGCCGTCATCGCTTTCATAGTGATGAACATCGTATAATTCTTCTAGACCGCCATATTTTAGTTTGCTATATTCAATCAAATCTGCACCCGACTTCGGCCATTCTTCTCTAATGTCAACGATATTATTTAAAATCATAATAACCCAGTGGTATGTAGGTGAACCATAATATAAGTCACTGACTTGCTCAACCGTATAACCCTCAGGAATAGTTACTGTCTCTAGTTCCGAATAGTGTGTCGCAAACGTATTTGTATAAACTCGTCTGAAAATATCTGTGACATACTTATATTCATTTCCAATTTTAAGTATATCCGATGGAAAGTTGCTAAAATATGACATAATTAATATCCCAGCTTTGAGCGTTTGTTTGTAAGAGTTTCGAGTTCGGTAAATTCGAGTCTAATGGTTGCTTCTGTTGGCATACCGTTAGTTCCTTGAAAAGTGGTGAACCCATCTGCGCCATAATCGATATTCATTCCTGTCAGGGCACAATTTGATATTCTTCTGACCCAGGTGTTTTCTGCGCCAGACTTATGATAGATTACAATTAAAAACTCCGACGGATAAATTAAAAATACTCCAGCATTACTAGGTTCTGGATGCATATGTTCAAGAAATGTCCCAATAATACCACCGACGCCACCCCTGGCCTCCGATTTACCAAAAACTGTTAAACCTTCTTCATATGTTCTGGGTGCAAATTTATATTCAAAACCAAATTTTCTGAAACCCATATTTTTAAACAACTGCTCTTTATACGGGTTCTCTACTGTTTTTGATGTAGCTTCTTTTAAGTTTGTAACCTGATTTCCGCCAATTGCACCGGCAAGACTTGCTAATTTTCTGGCTGCTAATGCACCAACATCGGTACCGACATCTCCTAGTGAGGCTTCTCCACTAAAGTTTCCCGTTGCCGCGGCGCCGACAAAACCTCCTATATCGGCAACATCATAGTTTGCCGAATAACCGTAGCTAAGTTTATCTTGAATGCCTAAAACGATTGCTTTAGATCCCATAATCAATCTTCTTGCGCCTATACCATTAAGAGCCGCACCAGCTGCCACCCCGGCAGCTATACCCAGTGCCGCTGTGACACCTGCTGTTCCAACCGCACCAGATTTGAAGAAGTTTGATAACCCACCTTTAGCGCCCATAATACTCTTCAATCCTGCAAGACCAGCAGTACCTAATGTTTCGGCAGCAAGTTTTCCACCTAGTGCAGCACCGGCGGCTGTTGCATGTTCTGCATCGACTCTTTGTTGGCCTGAAGTTTCAAAAATAGTACCTCTACTACCAAGTGCTTTTGCCGCGCTTGTGCCTTCTCTAACAAGAGGATAAAAAGCTATCCAATGCGTGTGTTCACTTCCTTCTGCGTTTAAACTTTCCGGATATGAAAATGTTCGTGAGGCTTTACTTCTTCCACTGAATGGATTAACCATACCCGAAGTGTCTCTATTAAATCTTCCTTCAGGAGAAGGAGAAGAAGAGGACTGCGTTGGACTTGCCGGCTCTCTTGTTTGTTCTGCCATTTCTAATAAATATCCTATTGAGCTTGGTTTGGACTATTTATATGACATACACAAAGGAGACTATGAAAGGTCTCTACAAAATACAAAATCCTAAAAAGTATATAGGTGATCCTGGTAGAATTATATATCGTTCTAGCTGGGAGCTAAAGTTTATGAAATGGTGCGATAGTAATCCAAGTGTATTAGAATGGGGTTCAGAAGAACTGGCTATTCCTTATATTTCACCTAAAGATAATAGAGTTCATCGATACTTTGTAGATTTTTATATGAAAGTCCAAGAGAGTAGCGGTAAAGTAAAAAAATACTTAATTGAAATAAAGCCTGCTAAATTTGTTCAGCAGCCGAAAATTCCCGCGAGAAAGACCAAACAATTTCTAAATGAAGTTATGACTTGGGGTGTAAATCAAGCCAAGTGGAAGTATGCAACCGAATTTTGCGAAGATAATGGTTGGGAATTTATGATATTAACTGAGAAAGAACTTGGAATTAAAGCATAAATATAGACTAAGGAGAATATACAATGGCTAAAGCAGCAGGAAATTCAAAGACAGTATTTGCACCTCGCCGCAAGGGAGTGAAACTAAGCACGATGAACAAACATAAGCGCCGCAATTTTAAGAAGTATAGAGGTCAGGGTCGTTAATGCCATCAAATAACGCCTTTCAGAAACTTCGTGCGCAAGTAGGAGATGGACAGAAGTCCATTGACTGGTATATGCGCAATGTCAGGGGCTTAGTTGGCGCAAGAGTTTCTGGAAACACAGTGATGCAATCTGATATCGGCAGTCTCACTAGTAAAGTAGAGATTGGCGCGATGTATATGTATTTTTATGATCCTAAGTTAAAAGCCCAACTTCCTTTCTATGATACCTTTCCCTTGGTATTGCCGTTCGGGCCAGCTAAGGGTGGTTTCTATGGTATTAACGTTCACTATTTGCCTTACATGTTAAGAGCAAAAGTTTTGGGTGAATTAATGAACTTTGCGGATTCCAAGACGCTTACACCAACCAGCAAAATGCGCTTGTCGTATAATCTTTTAAATAGTCTACAAACAGCCGCTGAAATTAAACCTTGCATCAAACATTATTTGACTACACATGTAAGGTCACAATTCATGAAAATTAATCCTGTTGATTGGAAAGCAGCGATATTCTTACCAGTTGAAGCGTTTGTTGGTGCAACTAAAGAATCAGTTTTCAGAGACACTAGGAGCAAAATTTAATGCAACAAGCACATAATAGCTTGGCAAATTTCCGCGCGGAGACGAGAAAAAGAGATTTTGCTCGTTCGCATAGATTTGAGGTACAAATAATTCCACCAGCAGAGTTGATGGGTGACGACGGTAAAAGAGTACCGGGTGGACAAAAAATGGCCACACACATAACATCTGCAGGTCGTTCAGCAAATCATCTGTCTCTTTTTGTCGAAGATGCTATGATTCCAGGGATACTCCTTGGAACTAGACCAGTTAGAATCAACAATTTAAATGAACAACGTGCTAGTGCAATTGATTTTGGTGGAGACTCAATCACCTTTACATTTTTAGTTGATGTGACATGGGCAGCAAAAGACTTTTTCGGAGATTGGATGCGTGGAATTATCAGTAAAAGAACCAGAGAAATTGCTTTTCCAAACAAATATTATGGAGGCATGATAGTAACTGCATTGAATAATAAAGATGAAGTTGTTGCTAAATGGGAATTAGAAGATGTGTTTCCCAGATCGATTGCACCCATTCAGATGTCTAACAGCAATACACAGCCCGTTAGATTGCCAGTGACGTTTACATATAAAAGATGGTTTGTAATACCAGTTTAATTAATGAAGGACTAAATTATGCCGTTGCCGATTATGACTACTCCAACTTTCAGAGTAAAGTTACATTCTTTACCAAATGAAATTGAGTTTCGTCCCTTTCTTGTGAAAGAAGAAAAGATACTTATTTTGGCTCAAGAATCAAATGATCCAAAGGAAATGATAAAAGCGATGCAAGACATTGTGACCTCTTGTTCTGGTGGAAATGTAAACGGTAGAGAGTTGCCGTTTTTTGATCTACAATATGCTTTTATTCAATTGCGTTCGCAGTCTATTGGCAATATCACAGATTTCGTTTTGATTTGTGGTGAATGCGGACATAAGACTGAAACCACATTAGATTTGAATTCTCTTACTGTAGATTTTCCTGAAAATCATAGTAATAAGATAATGCTTTCAGACAATGTGGGTGTGTTTATGAAGTATCCAAAAGCAGAGATTTTGGTGGATGATGAAACCCCAGCATTCGATCTTGTTATGTCATGTGTAGAAAAGATTTTTGATAATGACGAAATCTATGATGCGGCGGAAGAAGGTAAAGAAGAAGTCGAAAAGTTTATTAATAGTCTTTCTACTCAACAATTCGAGAAGATCGTTGAGTTTTTCCAGACATCACCTCGATTGGAAAAGACAATTGATTATACTTGCGTGAAATGTGACACAGAAAATACGGTATTAATAGACGGTGTAGAAAATTTTTTCGAATAACCCTTTCTCATGATAATTTGATGAATCATTATAAGACAAACTTTATTTTAATGCAAGAACACAAATATAGTCTGTCAGAACTTGAAAATATGATGCCATGGGAAAGGGAAGTTTACATAGGATTGTTGATGACTCATTTGAAGAAAAAAGCAGAAAAGAACCAACAGGATTTTTAATCAATGGCCAGTAATTTACAAGGACTAACAGATAGACTACAGAAGACCCCCGGTAATGGGCCTGATCCTGTTATCGACCGTCTGGATGAAGTTATCGGTCAAGCAAAAGACATCAAAAAACTATTAAGTTCGTCCGGTTCGGGCGTCGGAAAAGAAACTCAATTAGAAAAGATTAAGGAAACTACAAATCCTTTTTCAGTAGCAACCGTTGATGGCGAAAAAGCGGCTAAGATTTTATCCGCTGCCACAGAAAACATAAGCAAAGACTTAGAACAGTATAGCGACGAAGAACGTAAAATGCTGACCGATCTTGTCAAAGAAATTGGCAAGTTAACTGAGAAGAACTTAGAAGGTTTCAATAAAGGTATCAAAGAGGTACTTGCGCTTGCTAAAAAAGGACAAGGCGTAGCAGAGGCTTCGGGTAATACAGACGCCGCAACTAGATTTGCGAATGCCGGAAAGGCAGCTAAAGAGCAATATTTTCAAGCAAATGATATGGGTCTTAAAGGAAAAGAAGACACATTTAGAAATCGCTTGAAGCGTGCCGTTAGTGGCAAAGACACGACAACGGGTACTGCAATTTCAAAAGGATTTGTAAAAACTCAGCTTGAAGGTGCAAAAAGAGTCTTCACCGGAAAGCCTGGTGATATGAGATATGACCTGTTCACTTCTGATAAAAAGAAAAGAGCCGAAGCTAGAGATAGTATGGGCTTGGCCCAAGAAGCGGAAAAATTAACTGATCTTACTACAGAACAAAAGAAACTACTGGCCGATAGAGGAATAGCACCTGCTTCTGAAAAAGATATATCATATCGTAGAGAGGGTAAACCGGTATCAAAAGATACTATTAATCAAGAACTTCAAAAAGATTATGATGAGAAAAAGAGTGCTTCAGTCATTTTACCTGATAAGCCAACCACAGAAGCGGTGGCAGCAGGTATTGAATCTAATGTATCACAGCCAACTAGCGAACTTCAAGAAGATGCATCTGGAATGTCAGAGAGTCCAGTTGTAGATGCTATTCAAGAAAATACAAAAAAGCTAGATGAAATATCTGACACATTCAAAGAAGCAAATGAATTATTCTCTGTAATAAAAGACACGATAGAAAAGATTGCTCAATCGCTTGAGAGTTCTGGTGGTTCAGATGGTGGACCAGGTGGCGGCGGACCAGCAATTGATATCGATTTACCTAGTCGTAGAAATCGTGGCGGAAATATTCCTAATGCGCCAGATGGCAGTAAGCAGTCTAGATCAGAAAGAGCTAGAAGTCAACCGAGAGACGCCAAGGGTAGATTTGTTAGAAAAACACCTGCGGTTTCTCCTGGTAGAACACCGGGAAGAGGCAGAGGTCTACTCGGTGCATTAGCATTGGGCGCCGGTGCTATCGGCATGGGTTCAATGATTGCCGGTAATGATAATGATGGTGGTGAAAACTTGGTAGAAAATACTACTACCAATAATACAACAAATATTGCCGGCAACGCTGCAATGACCGCAGCCGAACTTGCTCCTACACCAGGAGATACACCAAAGTCTGCCACTAAAGCTGGTGAAAAGGCTGCTACTAAAGCGGGTGAAAAGGGTGCAGTTAAAGCTGGCGAAAAAGTTGCTGCAAAGAGTGCAGTTAAAGCTGGCGAAAAAGTTGCTGCAAAGGGTGTAGCTAAAGTAGGCGCGAAAGCAGTTGGCAAATCGCTATTAAAGAAAATTCCAGGAGTTGGTCTTGTTGCTGGTGGTGTATTTGCTGCACAGAGAGCAATGGCTGGTGACTGGACAGGTGCAGGCCTAGAATTGGCATCGGGTGCGGCAGGAACTATTCCTGGTGTTGGAACAGCCGCTTCTGTTGGATTAGATGCTGCACTGGCTGCTAGAGATATGGGAGCCTTAGGTGGCACACCAGAAACACGTGCCGCAGAAGCCGCACAAAGTGGGCAAGCACCAAAAGCAACAGCACAACCAAAACAGGCCGCAGTTAAAGGCAAACCAGGTGGTGGAATATTCAGTAAAGCAGCCGGATTTGTAAAAAGAAATCCTCTAATGATGGCGGCAGGTGGACTTGGACTGGCAGCAGTTGGTGCAAAGACCGCGTATGATTATATGAGCGGTGGAGGCGAAGAAACTAAGGTTCAGTCAGGACAAAATCCTGATAGCGGCATCTTAGAAAAAGGGTCAGAACAAGCTAAAGACCAGATGAAAGTGAATGTTCCTCCTCCAACAATAATCAATCAAGGTGGTGGAGGTGGCGGTGCATCCGAAAGCTCCCCGGTACCAAATACTAAAACTTATGTTAGAGATGATGAGAGTAGTTGGATGAGATTTGCTCTAAAACGAGCAATGGCATAAAAAAGGGGCGCTCTAAGCGCCCCTTTCTCTTTTAGTCGTCCGCAAGACTTGCGAAGTAACTCATATTATCATCACTCTTTTCATCATTCCAAGGTGGAGTTTCTTCGGTTGTCTTAGCAGCCGTCTTCATCTTGGTTTCAACGAAGAGTTCATCCTCTGCATCAAGCGGATTTACCTTCTCTGCGGTAGGCACACGAGTACCACTACCAAGAACAGTATTCAGCTTGGTCTTGAGTTCATCATAAGACTTGAAGTTTGAGGGATCAAGAAAAGCGGCAAGTGAATGCGTTTGCTTCCAGATTGCTTCTAGCTTATCCTCATTTTCATCAAGTGGCGTATTACCATCAAATTCTGACTTATCGTAGTTACGATAGCCTTCTACCTGACGAATACGGAGCTTAAAGTTAGCACCTTCCCAGAGGTCGAACGGATTAACCGGCTTCTCATCTTCAAAGGTAGGCTGCATTACGTCCTTGATCTTGTCGAAAATCTTCTTACCATACTTATAGAGAAAGACTTTACCTTCGTTCTCAGGGTTCGATGGGTCCTTAACAACAAGAACGTTAGAGATATAAGACAAGCGGCGCTTCTGCTTACGAGCAATTTCCTTGTTGGCCTCGATACCTGAATTCCAGAGTTCTGAATTGAGTTCACCGAGAGGATCTGGCTTGTTAATAGTGGTCAGCGAATTTTCGATATACCACTTTCCGGACGGACCTTGAAAGCCATGATCATACACACGAACCCAAGGAAGTTCTTCACCTGGAGGAGCAGGAAGAAAACGAAGAAC